ATGCTTTACTCGTTTGTTCCTGTTTTCCATTTAAAGCGACGCGTAACAATTCAACAACTTGTCCTTGTTGTAAACCATAAGGTCTTGCAATATTCGCTGTAGCTCCTACGCCATAACAAATGACACCGCAAAATTCTTTTCTATTATTGAAAACAGAAAAAGCAAGGCCAACATTAGGGACTGATTTTGTGTAGTGCCAATTTTCAACAGCATACTTTACAGCCTTAGCACTTGCAATTTCCAACCTCATATTTCACCTGCTGATACCGAGAAATAGGAACCTGGAAACTTACGATCCAACAACTCTTGAATATCAATCTCCGCTTGTTGCAGTTGTTCCGGTGATTCAAATGTAATTTTCATCGTCGCTGGTTTATTCTTTTCTTCTCCAATTAGTTCATCTAAGGGTGGCTCTTCGTCCGGAGTCCAAACATCGAGCCCCCATTCTTCCAGCTCTACCGCGTCCCATTCATTGGCGAGAATATCCCAATCCCATTCGCCGAATCCGACGTTATCCTTTACAATAAACTCCTTCGCCTTGGATTCTTCCCACGAGGCCACATAAACGGGTGCTTCGGTCAGCCCTGCGGCCTTGCAAGCCTTGAGGCGCATATTACCCCCAAGTACGACCATATCGGGGTTAACTACGATTGGACGCGCTTCGAGCATCTCCGGGAAGGTCTGGATGCTTCGAACGAGTTTCTCGAACTTGTCTTCTTTAATCGTCCGCGGGTTGTTCGGGTTCTCCCGAATCTCCGAGAGCTTCGTGTGCTTGAACAAGGACGGCTTCAAGGGTTTGTCTGAATTCGACATTGTGAACGGCTAATGTTAGGAGGAGGGTTGCGGGATCCGGCCCCGTATGGAGTCGCACTACTTCGGCGTTCTCCGTAATTAAGAGGAAGTTCTTCGCGTGGAGGAGGGCTTTACGTGCGTTTCTCATATTCTTGGATTGCTTCAAATATACGCAAAGCTACTTGAGGGACTATTGCGTTTCCGTATGCTTTGATTGATTCTCTTCGCCATTTTGAAAAGCTAATACAATCCAATTCTTGGGAAAGCCCATCATCTCTTCCACAAAGTGGGGGTTCAGTTGGGAAGTTTTCCCAGTTTGCAACCGTGCGCGTTTGGTCAAACTGTCCTGATTTTCCTTGCCCGTTATCTTGTCGCTCTCCTGCGCCATCGGCGTTGGAAGCAGATTGTTGAAGTGTGCTTGCAGACACGTCCCGCCCTGTTTGAATTTGGTGTTTTGTTGGTGCGTTGTCACGGTAGGCAACAAACCATACTCGTTCGCGTCGGTGGGGAGCGTTGACGGCACAAGCTGGAAGTATAAACGGTTGTACGGAGTACCCGTGAGTTTCCAAGTCAGCGCACACCTCCTCGAAAACCAGCCCCCCGTTCCAATTAACAAGCCCGCGAACGTTCTCTCCCACGATCCAACGGGGTGAACACTCTCGAATAACTCTAAGCATCTCCGGCCACAAGTGGCGGTCGTCTTCCTTTCCTTTTCGTTTTCCTGCGGTGCTGTAGGGTTGGCAGGGGAATCCTCCTGTGAGGATATCAATTCGTCCAGCGTAAGTTGCCGCGTTGAATTCTTTGATGTCTCCATATTGTTTGGCGTTTGGAAAGTGGTGCTTTAGGACTTTGCGCGGGAACTCTTCCCACTCGCAGTTGAACAAGTTTTCCCATCCCATCCATTCGGCCGCGAGGTCAAAGCCACCGATTCCGGAAAAGAGGCTTCCGTGTTTCACGGGTGAATGATTCTACCCTCTACGTCTCTCGCTATGGTTTCGAGCCATTCGCGGTCGTAGTGGGTCATATTTAAATCGCGGCGATGCAATACCGAAAGACTCTGGTAGTGTACCGATTCGAACTTCTCTTTCTTGGGTAGCTTCATAAACTCCCGGATATTCCGCGCTATCTCTTCTCGTTCTTCTTTGGTGTAACTCATTCTTGCGTTTCTTCTTTCCAAATAGCAGAACATACAGAAACGCGTTGGTCGGGATCGGGAAAGTCTCGCTTCGTAACTACCGCGTTGATACAGCGATTCATAAATTGATAGCGGTTCTCGCCTTTGTTGGGTTTAGGTAGTGGCATCTTTCAATAGTTTTTTCAGTTCGTTTAACATCCTTCGGTTACAGCTACTACATTGGGAGGCTTTCGTATTCGTTCCGGTCGCTTTGCTGTACAGTTCGGCGAGGTCGCCGTTAGTCGCGTTGCGTGGGTTCTCGATTAGTTCCCGGATCGCGTCGAGGTCGCTTTGTTTTATCTCCGCTTGCCATTTACCGAGCGGGCAGGAGGCTACCTTTAACCGAGTTTTCGTAGGCATATGGCAACCGCAGAGCTTGGAGTCGGTAAACGCTTCCGTTACCAACGGGCCACAACTCTTCGTAGTTTGTACGAAGTGTTCGCAGTCATAGCAAATAGCGAGGCGATCAGTCCTCTTCTGTCCGGTTACGAAGAACATTCTTCAGGGTTTTTCGGGTGAGGTGTAGTGAGCGATATAAGGTTGATTCTCCAATGCCAGACCGTCGAGATATTTCAGCCATATTCCATCCGCTGAGATATAGTCCGAAAACTGTTCTATCGAACCAGCCGAGACGGTCGAGAATGAGTTGGAGTTGTTCTCGTTGCAGGGCTTTGGTGAGGTCTGTTTCGGTGGCTTGTTCTTGGGGTTCATTATCGTTTGTTTTATAGAGTTCCTTAAATTTTCCGCGTGTTGCTTCAAAGTACATTGCCTTCACAAAGTACCCGAACGGGTTTTCCATATATCGCTTATCTACGCAGCGGAGATAAACGTGGTGTACAAGGTCGGTCGGATCGTCCGTCCATCGTTTCGCAACGTGAACGAGTTTCGAATAGTTCCTCGTTAGGAACTTATTCCAATCCTCTTTGTGCCTTGATTTCATTTACCTTCCTTCTGTAGTAGCGGCATTTCTCTTCGAGTTCTTCTACCGTCCACTTCTTCGTTTTGTTACTCTCAATGAGGATAGCTTCTGCCGTTCCTTCGCCATATTGCGCATCCAGGTTTTTACCGAAAACGTATTGTTGGCCTCCGGTCATATTGCATTGCTTACATTGGAACTGGCAATTCTCTTCCTTCCATCGCGTGGCAAGTTTGGCCCGGGTGATGAAGTGGCCGCAGTCTACCTCCTTCCAATGGCGCAAGCGTCCGCAGGTAAAACAGTTCCCCCAACCTTCTTCGTTGGATCCACGCAAACGGATGAACTGCGAGAAGATGGAATCAAGTTTGCTTTTCGTCTTCGCTATTCCCATTCTTCCCCGGTATCAAAAAAGGATTGTTCTTCATTCTCCAAGCGAGCTTTGCAGCCTCTGCGTCATACTCGGGGACGTTCGTAGGGTTGTCCGTCCCCCGTGTAATATGCTGGTGTTGTCGTTCGAGAATCGGGGCGCGTTCTTCTTCGTGCTTCGTGATGCAATCGCGAAACTCCTGCATCTTCAGACGCTCGTAGAAATTGCCGTAATACCCTGTTCTCATCCGCTGACAAATTAGCTTCAATTCCTCCAATTTCAAAACGGGGAATACTTCGAAAATCATCTCCGCACAAAGGGCTACGTCTTCGAAGCTCTGGAGGGTCTTCTTCATTTCAAGGCTGTCCACTGTTTCCTTGATCATTGAAACAACCGCCGCCCTGGTTTCTTCGGGCATAACACGGAGCGCGGTTTTTATGTTGGTGCCTCCGTTCCAACATTGCTCGGGCGTTAATTTAAATAATCCCGTTTTTGAGATAGTTGTTAAACTCATCTCTGCTCGGGCCTTTTGGAGTTGCCTTCTTTGGTCGAGGGAAGATTCCTTGCCATTGGTTTGCGATAGCCAACTGGATCGCTTCGATTGCTTGTTGTTCATCTCCGTTTGTTTCGTTGTGTAGTTTATGGAGCGCAGCCAATTCACCGCGCCGGGTGTACTTCTTAATTTTTCGTTCTCTGCGGTCTTCTTTCCATTCGCTCCAAATATCTGCGAATCGTTCGGAATCCCAAGGGAGAACAATCGCCTCTTCTTTAGATTGTTCTTTAACTTGTTCTTTAACTGTATTAATAGAGGTACTATTTTTACGGTCTGCCGGAAACTTTTTTACGGTCTGCCCGTAAGATTCTTTCCCCCTGCCCGTAAATATTTTACGGTCTGCCTGATAGGTTACCTTTCTTCTGCGTCCGTCGAACTCGATTTTAATAAACCCCATACCCTCCAATTTCTTGAGAGCTTTGGAGATCGTAGGCCGGGAAACCTTGTACTCTTCCTGTATGGTGTCGTTGGACTTGTAGAAGGCTTTCCCTTCACCGGTGAACGAGTCGATTTCAGCCAGGAGGGCTTTCTCGGTAAGGCTGAGTTCCTTGTTTAGCCAAACTTCCTTCGGAATCCAGACCCCTTTAAATTCTCTTTCCATTGGTCAAAGATGAAAAAAAAGGGGGCTAAAGCGCCCCCTCTTTCTCACATATTAAAACCTCTTCGACAATTTCCGCGTAGTTGGCTCCGGTTTGATCGCTTATCTCCGGGATGTATTTAAGCATATTCCGAGGGCGTGTGCTGCACCAACTTCGCACCGTCGCTCCGGTTACTTCCAGTTGGTAGGCTGCCTTTTCGAGTGATCCGTAGTTGCGGACAAGAAACAATTTCATATTATTCATAGCGTTCGAATTTGAATGCGCCCCAAAGGAACGACTTCTTAACTACTACCCGCTTCGGTAAAACGCTCGCAGGCGCATTTTGAGGGGTCTTCTTTGTGTTTTCTACATCGAAGACAGGGGTAACCTTATCGAAAAGGTTTGGCTGCTTTAAAACCCATTTACTGCCGTCATACCTGTACATAGGTTTCATAAGTTGCCAATGATTGGACATAGACTTTTTATCACGACCGCGAATCGGTGTTAATTTTCTCCATTGTACCTGGCCCGTTTTCCCAAGGTTCTTATTGATTCTTCGAAGTAACAACTCCTTTTCTGCTTGCGTGTATGTTCGAAAAATCATAGCTTCGAGATTAAGGTGTCCCGTAACTTAATGAGCCACTCCGCCGCTTCGATAATCTTCTCCGGATCGCTCTCTTGGTTGATGGCGTGACCAATTGCCCAAGAAGCGGTAATTCGCTTCGTCTTTTCTGGGTCTTCTTTGTAGCCGCCTCCGCCGCCTTTGTTCGCATATCCCGCTTTATCGAGCTTCAAGCGGTCGCCGTACTTGCCGGGCGTGACGGTATACTCTACTTCGTCGCCGACGTTCCAACGGTCGATGGTCTTCGAGTTGACCTCGCCGGACGTACCGTCTTCGAGTCCTATTTCGAATTTAAACATCGTGCCGTTACGGCTTTCCCACGTGCCATTCGGTTGAATGGACTTTATTTTAGATTGTCCCATTTGTTTGGTTTTTGGGGTTAAACATTTCGATTCGTGTAAGCGCGGACAAGATCCGCAGCAAAGTTGTTAATCAATCGGCGGAAGCGTTGCTCTTCGGCGAGTTCTTCTTGCCATTGGTTAAAGTTCTGCGTTGGCTGCACGTGAACGCTGCTCTTAACGCATACGGGTCTTACCCATTGCTTTTTTTCTAAATTCATTGTTGATATATCGTTCAAGGTTCGTAATTGAGGATTGAACTTCAAAAAGCAGGCGGTCTATTTCTTCGCCTTGAAACTCCTTTTGCGCCCATCCGTAGAATTGTTGTACGTCTTCTTTAAGTTGTTCCATCTTTGTGGTGTTCTATAACAGTCTTCAAGGCATTAATTACGATATCCAAATACATATGAAAGTCCTTGCTTAATTCGTCGTTCTCCTTTATCCGACTCAAGACCTTCAGCGTTACCTGCCATTCTTGCTTCCAAGTCAATTCTTCGAGGTTCATAGTATACGGGTTTGGAGGTCGTACTTCAGTTTCTTCATATCAATATCGAGGTAGTCCGAGAAGTGGATCTCGCTGATGTCGATTTTGCTTCTTCCCGCTTTGCAGAGAAAGACGCGCTCGATAGTAATTGGGGTAAAGTCCGGGCCGTGAAGCTCGCAGTTCTTGGATTGTCCCTCCAAGGTAGGTTGCTCGTATTGCTTACGACGGAAGTAGACCTCAAGCGTCATCGAGTCGATGAGGCCAACGTGTACAGATTCGAGTGGTTGTTCCATTGTTTAAATCGTTTGTTGGGCCAAATCTATACAAAACTTTCCATTCTCCAAAATTTGTTTCAAGAATGTCAAAAAAAGAGGGAAGCCCCGTTGAGCCTCCCTCCCTGTACAAACGATAAAAAACAATAGCTGAACCTTTAACAGCCCTCTAATATACTCTACTTCTGAGAAGAACCAAAGTAATAGTTAACGACCTGCCCCACGAGCGTACCTTCTGCGAACCCGAGGATGTGAAAGAATATCTCCTTGTCCTCAACGCCGGACTTCGCCCATACGACCATAGTAATACCGATGATCATTGCAGCCATCCCAACGAAAGACTGCATCCAATCGCGCTTTTTCAAAACGCGCACCATCTCCACTTCCCTTTCCCGTGCGCTTGCGCGATCCGCGTTCTCGTATTCTGCGAGCATCAGCCGGGCTTGCTTCTTCTCCTCTTCGCTTTCCGTAGTTGCGTCAATCAACGCGCCTATGGCTTTGAGAGCGTCGCCCCCTGGTATTACGTCTCCGATAGCTTCGAAAGCCTTTGGTGCTTTGTTTCGAAACCACGCTCCGAGCTTGGTATTCTTTAATGGAGTTCGTGACATTGTATCGCGTATTCTTTGCCTTGTGGCTTAATGGTAAAGCGCCATCCACCGAGGCGAGGGGTAGAGAATCCCTTCTCAACCTCCCAACCGATGGAGCGGTCTTTCTTCTTGTAGGATCCGGTCTGCACTACGTGAACCGTTTCTTGTGAGTGGTTGAAGTTGTTCGTAAGAACGTCCCGCATTACCGGATGATACCACTTCTGGTGAGTGTGCCCCCGTGCAATGATTCGCGCCTGCGGATAGTCCTTCATATCTATATCGACATTTAGAACGCCTTTAGAACGCTTCGCGTTGCCTCCGTAACCGTGATGATAATGCAGCGGATACGAACGGCGTGTACCCTGACCTTTGCGGTCGCATTTCAGAATTACCCAACCAGCGTAATACCCTGCAACCACATCTCCTCCTTTCGCGTTTAAGAGAGCCACGATGCGTTGCGTACAGTCTACCCCGTGCCGCTTCGTTATGTTGGTCTCGTGGTTACCCATCGAGATGAGTTTAATAACGTCCTTGTATGGTTCGAGTTTATCGGCGCAGTCTTTCAAGACCTCATCGATATACGCCATCTTTTTAAGTTCCGGTCGCAAAGAATCGTAATTACCGCGTGGGTCTCGTGGCATCTGCATCAGATCGAGCAAGTCCCCCAAAATGAAAACCGACGCTCCTTCTTCTTGTGCCATCTGTAGATGTTTGAAGAATAACCGCCGGTCGCATTTTACGGAGTCGAAGTGAACATCCGAAAGAAGATATATCGCTTTCTCATCTTTCGCGTTTTCGAAAGAGAGCGGGAGAATATGTATATCCCGGTCTTTAGTTAGTAAACCCATATACGGTGCTGAGGTTTGTTTGTGTCGAGGTCTACGTGTATGAAGTTCGGCGCGATTCCTATTCTCGTGAACCCCACTTCCTGGAGCGCGTCGAGGATGATGAATCGGCTTCGGCTGTCCGTACAGAAAATATCCGCTGCTAAACCTAAAAGGTGAGAAGAGTTTCTCGAAGCGTTATAACCCTGCTTTATTAACGATTTATTGTGGGAAACGCTGCGAAAGCCCGACGTTATAACGAACGGAATCCCCGCGCAATCTCTAGCTTCATCTAACATAGCGAGAAAGTCGAGATCCATCATCTCCCCGCTGCCGGGTTGGTCGGGAGAATCAAACTCGTCGAAGGTGAAGTATCTCATTTCTCCGCGAGCATTAATTCGATTTTGTGGACGGCCTTAACGACCTCCTTCATCATCTCCTTCAATTCGTCCTTGTCGGACTCCACGCGGATAATACGCCCCTTCAACTTCTCAATCTCTCGATTTAGGTTTACCCATACCGCTACTATTGCGATCGCGCTTGGGAGGAGTAGGAAGGTTATTTCTGTCGAGGTCATCGAGAAACTTTTTCAGTAGGGTTATATTCTCTTTTCGGCTTTTTCTCATCCGAAGTATGCTTTTAAATCTACCGGCAGAGGGTATGTAGTGCCTCCGCTTATCGTCATTCCGCTTTGGAAATAGTCCGCCGGCTGCGGAAGCATATCCGCTCCCGTGTTACTGTTGTACTCTGGGAATAACGAGAGGTTATTGCAGAGGTACTTGTAAAGGCGGTACGAGTAGAACTGGGCGTTCTGTCGCGCTCGCTCCACCTCTCGGTGTAAATCGTCCGGGCTAATCGCTTGCGTGTCTTCTGACACCCTTAAAACGAGCGACCCGTTATCCATCTTCACGTACAAAGAAGGGATAAGTTCCACCATCGTCCACCAGAGCGTGGCCTTTCGTACATACGAATCCATCAACGTAGCGTAATCGCCCGACAAAGAAGAGCCGGAAATATCGCTCTTGAGCTTGTTCAGTAGATCCGTTCCCAAATAGAGTTGGATGTACTTGTCTTGTGCGAGGATGATAGACGGCACGAGGTACGCGTCCTCGATGCTTCCGTTAATATTGGTAATCCGCTTAATGTAGTCCGGATTAACGAAAAGGACTTCTGCTGTTAGTGCCATTTATCGTGGGTTTAAATAGCCGTTATTCGGCATATCGGTTGGACGTGTTGCAACTCTGCGGTCGTTTTCTTCAAGACGCTTTGCGCCGACTCCGGCCTCGCGAATCACTTTCTTCGCTTGATTCACCGAAATCTTCTTGTTGTTCTTGCGGAGGTACGTATGGCGCTTCCAAAAATGCCGGCAATTAGGCCCGCCTTTGTAAAGCCAGATCGAGTAAGTGTCGGTTCCGTTTGGCCCGAAGCCTCTATTAACTGCACGATCGCCCGCTGCAATGATATCCTCGTAACGGTAAACCCTGCGGGCTGACATCATTTTCTTACAGAAATCACGTTGCGGGTTTGGATCCCCGGCGTAAACGTATCGAACCTTTATGAGTTCAGTATCTTGTTCGCTTTCTCCTGCCGTTGGGCGGCTGCCTTCCGGGACGATAGCACGAGCAAAAGCCCAAATCGCATCCCGCTTTACTTCAAGGTCGTAATCAACCGCAACCTCTTCGATGAGTTCCCAATCTTCCCCCATCTCTTCGCCTTGTTCAATTAGCCATTCTGCGGCCTCCACTTTTGGGCCTTCGAAATCTGCGGCTAATTCGGTGGCGATGGGTACAAGTCGGCTTTGAAGCCCTGCGGCATTTAGAAGCGTTTTAACGGCTTCTTCGACTACCCTCCGGGCCGGGCGTACTACGTTCTTTTCGAAGATGGCTTCAGAGGCTTCTAATTCGTTGCCGCCTCCCAACTTGCCTGGAACAGATACCCCGAAGAGCATCGGGTTCGTAACACGGTGGCCGATCATAATTTTATCGGTAACCTCTCTCGAAAGGAACTCGTATTGCTTGTCAGCATCCGATAACTGGAACGGCTCAAAGTCGGGCTTGCGTTCGGGATCGTCAGAATACGTAACGATAAACTTCCCCGCGTTGCCCGCTCCGCTCAACTGTCGCTCAATGTCCATCCGGATTCGGTTGCGTTCCTCCTGCGGTGGAATTCCGTTCTTGAAGTGAATAGAGAACGAGGGCGACATCCCGTTCTGCATATTGTTAATGTGGTAAATCGAAATCTCTTTGTCGAGTTCGATGTAGTTAATCGAACCGATATAGTCGGGCTTCGGGTAGTAGTATGAACCCGGAGAAAACGGCTTCACGTACATAATCTGCGTGGGGTGATCCAGCTTCTCCTTTTCATTGAAAGCGCAAAGCTCGACGGGTTCCTCTCGCTTATCGCTCCAGTCCTTCGAGTAGAAGTACGACTCAACCTTTTCATCGTCGTTTACGAATCCGCTGCGGACGTTCTCAAATGGCAGGTGAGATACGTTTGCAATCGTAGTACGGTCGAGGCTCCAATTCACTTCGAGGGCGAAGCCGCCTTGAATCTTGAAATCCAAACAAGCCTTGCGGAGTTCATCGTTTAAGTTCCATTGGTCAAACGCCAAACGACCCTCCAAATCCGAAGCGTCGAAGCCTTCGCCAAAAATCATCATCGCAATGGAGGTAACCAAAGCGTTGTGAGTGGCGGAGGAATGGTAGAGATCTACCAGGTATTGGGGGAAGAGGTTATCGTCGCCGTAATTAACGAACCCCTCTCGGTTGGGCGTTTCGCGATACGAACGCTCCTCGTATTTGCTGAGTTGTAGAATTTCCATTACTCGTAATAAATAACGTTATCGGGAATGGTTATGCTCGGTATCGTGTATCCCGTTTCCCCGGTTACCGTAAGCGTCCCGCGCTCAATTAAACCAACAACGCTCGCATCGGACGCGCTGAGGTTGCTGCTTGAGTTTTGCCCGTATACGTCATACGTATACTGTCCCGATTCTGTGAGAAGAATCCTTCCCGACGCTCCGAGCGGTTGGTTAGTAAGTACCGATAGCTTCGTATATCGTGCGTTGTCTGCATCGACATTTCCAACCATCGCGTAAGTATCTTGGCTCGCCATACTCGTAAAGATAACGAGATAGTGAGTAAACGTATCGAAGTCCTTCTTTGCCTCTTGAAGCGTGAGGTAAATGAACTGTTCGTCGGAACTATTTGGAGCGAGTGTAATCATATCGAAAAAGAAAAGGGAGGACTAATGCCCTCCCCCGTCCTGTAACCTTTGAACCAAACAAAAATGAAATCAGGATCCAGCCGTGAAGGTGATGTTCGAATCGTCAGAGGCGACGAATGGAGCAGGAATAACCTCCTCTGCTGTCAATTGGATTTGGTAACCGTTGAGGTCGCCCTTCGCGGTTCCCGTACCTACGGTTCCCCCGGTGGCTTCCGCTCCGGTTGTGTGACCCATCAAGAAGTAATTGTCGTTATTGTCTTGAACGATAACGCAAAGGCGGTTCTTCAAGAGGTCGGCAATTTCTACATTATCCGCAGCAACGAGATTCGGCATACTCAGTTCAAGAACTTGAGAGTAGAAAACCGTCCCGTTCTCTACAGATGCAGTAACCGTTTGTTGGAATGAACCGCTGTTCTTGGTCAGTTCGAAACCAAAGACTGTGATTGCAGAAGCAGCGGCAATAACGCCCGAAGTAATAGAACCCCAATCATCCGCGTCGAATGCTTTGATCCAAACACGCTTGATTCCTCCGATTTTATCTTTACAGGGAAACGCCCTGCCGTTAATT